AGTTATTTAAAAAGAATGGTTCTGTGTATGGTAACAATGTTTCATTTTGAAATAAACCAGCATCTTTTTGATAAATCTGATTTAACATTGTACCTATAAAGTATTTAGCTTTTATACTTAAATCTTTATTTAAACTTCCATCAGTATTATATACATTACCTACAAATAAATCATACATATCATCAGCAATCTTTTTCTTCATGTTAGGTGATATGTTTAATCTTGAATTTGTAGATATATAATGTACAGTAAGTCCATCTAAAGGACTACCTTCTCTACCTTCAACAAATGAAGCTTTAAGATTTTTTAAGAAATAATTATTTTGCAGTAACTCACTACTTTTTAATTCATTAAATACTTTAATATACTTTGGTAAATCTTCAGGAGAAGATGTAATAAACTCAGTAGTATTAGTTGCTCTTTGATTATTTAAAGACTGTTCATGTCTTAATGTTGCAAATGCTAATGAGTTGTTTATTAAGTAAGTTAATCTCTTAACATTACTTTCATTATAAAAGAAACTTTTCTTTAAGTTATTTACAACTTTCTTATAAAGCTTTTGTCCAAAAGATGATGCAGGAATTAAGAACATACCTGAATCATTTATAATATTATTAAACGTAAGTATTTCTTGTTTTAAGAATGGATCAGAGTTTATTATAGATAAAAAGTCAATAGGGTGTACATCCTTTTCTGAGTTTTTAGAATAGATATACTCTTGAGTATTTACTAATTCACCATTTTTAATTTCAATACCTAATGAGTTAAGTGTATCAAGTAGTAAAAAGTTTTCAGCTGATGTAGCTTTATTACCTTTAATTAAACCTAATAGTTGAGTAAATGGTATTGCATAGTCTGCAATTCTCATTAAATCAATTATTTTATTAATTGCAGCTTGTTCAAAATCAGGATCAACTTCTTCACCATTCTCTAATTTCTTAACAGTATTTAATATTTGATCTAATGTAAGATTGTTCCAATTGATACTTGAAGGTCTAGAGTATGATGTAAGAATTTCATTTTTACTTGCACTCTTTTTTTCTTCACTTTTAGTTTTAAAGTTTTCTGTAGAGAATGATATTTCATTTAACATCTGTTTAACTCTAGGTAATAAACCTAAAGCCATTATATGCTTAGATGAATATGAAGGACTGTCTTTATTAATAATAGCATCAAATACAAATACTGATTGCATTTGACTTGTAATGTAGAATCTACCAGCATCTTGATGTTTAGCATTATCTACACCTAATGTAATCCACAGTGACAATATCTTGTTAATAGATTCATTATTACCCTTCCAGTTAAAATCAGAAGCTACACCAACATTACCTATTACAGCTTTATTTCTAATTAAGTACTGAGCCATAATGTTACCTAATGCTGCAATACCAATGTTTTTACCACCAACAGCATTAGCCATTGACATTTTAACTTTTGAAGTTAAACTAGAGTAGTGAGAAATTTCTGTAGGATCTTTGATACCAAACTCTTTCAACATTTCTGTTAATCTTTTAGCATCCTCTCTTTCCACATCTCTTCTTGAAGCTTCTTTATTACCTTCATTCTTAATAAGAACCTTTTTAAGTTCTAACATGAAGTTATTTGTTTCAGAAGTGTTTAAAGGTGTATACTCTAATAAATCACCATTTTTAACAGCATTATAGTTCTTGTTAATCTTTTTAACAATATCTATATTGTTTTTAAAATCTTCAAGTGTAGATATATAATTATTTCTTTTGAGTGAAACATTTAAAAGTTCTTTCTTTCTATCTTTAATTTTCTTAGATAGAGATTTGATTAAATCAATATTATCTTGTTTAATGTCAAGAGCAGTTGTATTCTTAAGAACAAAAGATAATGTTTTTTCAAAGTCTTTATGTTTATTAAATTCTTCTCTAACAATTTCTTCAAACTCAGGTATTTCTTGTTGAACAAAATTAAAAAGATCAAATATGTTTTTCATTGATGCAAGTTTTAAAGCATTCTGTGAATATTCTAACTCATCATAATACTTTGCTAACTTTTCATCTGTTTCTACATATTTATCATAATCTGCTCTTACAGATTTTACCTGTGAAAAATGATTATAATATTCATCAAATGCTGCATTTAATCTAGCTTTTTCTTCTTTTATATCTAAATAATTTCCATAAATAATTTCATTACCATTCTCATCTTCATAGGTTTCATAGGTTTGTGTAAACAATGAGTCAATATCAAAGTCAGCACCTGAGTAATACATTATTTCAAATGGTAATATAATAGAGTTACCTTTTTCAACAGGTAAATAATCTACAACTTTTAAATATGCCATTGAAGATTTTTCCTGTGTAGGAATACGAGTACCTATTAATTCTAATAGTTTTTTATTAGCTGGTATAGTATCTCCTGGTTTTAAACCATACTTGTAAGCTGTTTGAGGAGATATAACACATTCTGCATAATAACATTTTTTAACAGAATCATATTTAACATCAAGATCTCTTGTAGTATAGTTTTCTATAGGATTGATTTTAAAATCTTCCATAGTAACAATATTACCATTAGAGTCTTCCATTACTTTATAAGCATCATCAGTTAATAATGTAAACTTTTGACCAGCTACTTTATGTGATAGTGATGCTGACAAGTAAGAGTAAAGCATTTTTTCAACAGCACTAATAGTTTTATTCATGTTCCAGTTATACTTAGAACTATCAAGATTTTCACTAGCTGATAATAGTTCTAACATAATAGGATCAGTACCCATAGTTAATAAGCTTTCTCTAAATGACTTTAGTAATGCTTTATATCTAGGTTTGTTACCTTCAGAATAAGATTTCTTTAACTCTTCATATTTTTGTTTTACTCTATACTCTTTAGTTTTCTTAAATACATTGACAATAGTTTCTATATCATACTCTTTATCTAAGACACTTACTTTAGTTCCTGGTTTTTGCTCACTGTCAATTAACTGTAATAACTGAGTAGGATCTACAACTTTAGTTTTCATACCATCAGTAACAACTTGTTCTCTGATGTATGTATCACCCATTACAATATTTTCAAATGACTTAACATTTTCTGGATTTTGTGAATTATAAACAACTGTTTTAACAGCACTCTCACTTAAAGCTATATCAGTATCACCTAATTCCATTTTATTAAGAAGCTCATGCATCTTTCTAGTTTGAGGATAAGGTTCATAGTATTTATGAAGACTAGTTAATATCTTTTTATATTCTGCTATATCATCAGTTTTGTAAAGTCTTTCTACAAGTTCATTAACTGCTTTACGATTTTCTGGTTTAACAAATGAAACCTCATTTCTTACAATAGGATTAATAGATGTTTTACCATATAGTGCATAATTAAACAGTGCAATCTTTCTAGAGTTTGCAAGTGCACCATAGTTTTCTAAGAACTCTTTTTCAGACCAAGAAAGTTTTTGACACTTTCTCATCTTCTTATATATTCTCTCTACTTCTGGATTCCACTTTTTAAATGTTCTTAAATATTTTCTTTCATACCAAGTTTGAGTAGAATAACTTTGACCATCAGTTCTTTCTTTACCAACAGCTTTACCTGTTTCAAGATCAACATGTACACCTTCAACATCTTTTATAATAGTAACATTACTTTTAGTTAAACCTAATGATGGACCAGCTGCATTTAGTCCTGCCATTCTCTTTGGAAAATCAATAGCATCTTTAAAGTTAAATGCCATATCTCCAACTAACATATTGATAAATGATACAGAATTTATGTAATCATTAAGTAAAAAGTTTTTAAGCTTTGAAACATCAACATCACCATTGTCAAACAAGAATTCTCTTGGTAATAATACATTTGTATATTTACCTTCTTCAACTTTACTAATGAGTTTAATATTATCAGATGATAACATTTCTAATGTTTCATTAGTTATACTATCTACAAGCTTGTTAATTGAAGATTTAACTTCATCATTCAAATCAAGTTCAACACCATCAAATGCTGATTTAATTAAATAGTCAATGTTATCATCATTAAATAGGAATTCAATGTTACTAAACTTCATTGCTCTTGGCAACTCTTTATATCTAGTTTTATATATTTCTGATAATGCTTCAAAATCATCATTTTTTAAAGCATTAACAACAGCTTGTTTTAATTCTCCATCTTTAAATTCAGTAACACCTTTTACAATAGGTAATGTTTCATCATCTCTTAAACTTTGGAAAAATGATAACAAGTTATTATGTTCAAGTTGAAAGATTTTAAAAATCTTTTCATAAGCTTCTTGTGATATTTTACCTTCTGAAAAAGCATCTTTAACTTTAGGCATACTAACTGCCCATTGTGTATTCTTACCTTCATTTTGGAAAGGTATGTAAGGTACAAACTCAACTCCATCTACAGTTTTTACCATAGAGTTTTGACCACCTTTTGTACTATACAACATGAAGTAAGTAAGTATTTTACCTCTAGGGTCTAGAGATTGAAAAGTTTTACCATCATCATTACTCAAGTAAGTTATCTCTTTATAATTATCATCAAGTCTAACTACTCTTGAACCATCTAATATAAATGCATTTAATCCTGATAAGAAAGTTTTAGCATCAACAGAACTTAACTGAGGATTGTATCTTAATGAGTTATAAAACTTTCTTTGAAGAAAATCATTTGATTCTAAATTATTAGCAATTAAGAAATCTCTAAATGTTAAATACCCTGTTTCAGGATTAGGATCATTTAGTGCATCAATAATTACATCAGGATTATCTTTTAAACTATTTACAATATCTGTAATATAGTTAGGTTGAATATAAGAGTATATTGTTTTACCTTCAATGTTTTTAAATGTAGTAGGTATAACTGCAAAGTCAAAATAAGAGTTTGCTTCTGCAATATTTTTTAATCTAGTAATAGCACCAGAATCTTTTCCTTCAACCTTTTGATATATAGAGCCACCATTAGTTGTGGCATTTGACATTGATGTAAACAGTTCATCATTTAAATAAAAAACTTCAGGATATACAGAAAGAGTTTCTGATAGATTTTCAAAAGTACCATCATCATCTTTTGCTGCTAAATCTAATTTATTAGGAAGAGAATTAAACAATGATAGTCTTACATATAAATCACTTACATCAATATGTAATGCTTTTAAATCAGATTTAATTTTCTCAACAGTATCAACAAACTGTTTTAAATTTTTAATAGACTCTTCACCTTCTTTTATATTTCTAAATGTATTTCTAAGTTTATTTAATAAAGTTCCTTGATCTTCACTACTTACAGGATTACTTAAGTTAGCGTTACCCCAACTGTCAACTTGAATATCTTTAACATCATTAATGTTAGATCTAAATAATTTAAACTTATTAGTTTCAACATCAGGTGTTATACTTATATAATCAATTTTATTTTTTCTAAAGTTTGCAACAAACATTTGGAATGTTGTTGACTTTTCTAAAGTAAGTAAACCTAACTCAGATATTTCTTTAGGACTATAGTTTGTAAGATCTAAATCTTTTGCTATGTCTGAAAATATTTGTGCAGTAAAATATTTTAATTGCTCATTAGTTCTAGATTGAGAATACAAAGCTTTAATAATATCACTTGGCTTTCTATTAGCTAATATTCTAGCAATACCATTATAAAGCTCATAAGAATCAGCATATGATACAAATTGAGAAGATGGATCTATAGTTACACCTAAATCAAACTCATCTACTGGTGAAGGTATAAACTGTAAATACTTTCTCATTTCTTTAGAAAGACTTCCTATACCACCAATAGTAGAAACTTCTTTTGCAAAGAATTCTGTAGGAAGTTCTTGGTTATCTTGATCTTCATCTGGTTCTAAAGTATAATCTACAATCTTATACATTGATAATAAATTCTGTACATCTTTAACTAATTCTGTTACATTTTTAGGATTAGATAAAGCATTTCTTACTTGAGATAATTGTTTTTTAGCTGAATTAACTTTAGCAGGAGTTGATTGTTTAAATAACTCTTCAAAGTTTTCTTCTGTATAATAATTGTCTATTAAATCTTTAATTATATTTTTTATATCAAGATCAGTAACATCACTAATCTTACTTAAATCAAAAGCTTTCTTTAATATTTTATTTGCAATGTTAGAAGTAGTTCTTGAATCTAATGTTCTAGTTCTTTTAGCACCTTCATACTGTTCTTCAAATTCAAGAGTTTTAAATGCAGCTAATGACTTTTGATAATATTGATTTCTAACAGCTGATGCATTTTTATAAACACCTCTTTTAATATCTTTAAATAAACCATCAATATAACTTTTATTATTAGTTGCCCAATTAACAAACTTCTTAATTAAGTCAAACATTTTTTGTATAAATGTTTTAGGCTTTTCTTTTTTAAGCATAAAGCTTTGAAATTCATCTGCTAATTTTTCTTCATACCAAAGTTTAACTAAAGTATCAAGATTTAAATTAGTATATTCTGCAGACTTACTTCTTAAGTTTTCAATATCTTGATCAGTAGGTTTACCATATCTTGTAACTGCTTCTTGTAATACTTTTGATATTTGAGCATCATTTAATAGTGTTCTAAATACAGCATGGAATGCTTCATGGTACTCAACACCTTTAGGTGCATTCTTAGCTAGATATACAACACTGTCAATAAATACTCCATATGTAAAACCTTTGTTTTTAAATCTGCTTCTGATTTGTTCAAGGTCTCTAATAGGTATCCAACTTGGTAATATACCTTCAAGTTTTTCTTGTCTACTTTCTAAACTCTCTTCATAATCTGAAGTGCGTTCATCAATTTTATAAGCAGGAATAAAATCATCATCTTCCTCTGTATCTTTTTTATTATATTTATCAAATAGATTTTTTATTTCACTATCACTTTTATCATTAGATTTTCTTATAACATCTCTTTCTTCAATTGACATTGAATCTATTTGATCTTCAGTAAATCCAAATTTTACACCTTTTGCTTTTAAAGCATCACTAGCTGCAGTTCCTAAATTTATTCCTTGAGGTTGTTCTTCACTAGCAGGTTCATCTTCCCAATTAAATCCACCAGCTTCTTCAACTTCATCTGCTGAAAGAAAATCTTCTTTTGTATATGTACCTGTAGCTTCAGCAGTAGTTTCTTCAGGTTTATCTTTAAATTGAATTTCTTTAGGTTTATAAACAATACCTCTTTTTGATAATAGTGTTGGAATACCTGTTTCTAAAATGCTTTTTATATCAGCAGTTTTAGTTGCATAGTTAAATCCAGTGGCAACAAATGATTTTGGTAATTGAACACCAGCAGTTGCCATCTTACCTGCTTTCTTTTTAAGTTCTTTATTAATTAAGTCAAGAAGCTCTTTTCCATTTTTAATATTTAAAACTTCATCAACCTCATCTAAAATAATATCTGCAAATTTACCATTGTAATAAATTTGAAGTTTTAAAAACTGACTACCTTTTGAGTTTACAGGATCTAAATATAATTTAAGATTAATAGAATCATCTCCTTCAGTATAACCTACAATATTAGTATTAAAGAAATTAGATTTGTATCTAAACTCACCTTTCTTTTTACCAATATATTGATCAATGTAATTTTTAAAATCATTTATAAAAGAAGAATTTTCATCATCTAAATTTATAGTTGGTATTCTTACACTAATTGGACTAAATCCAGTATCACTTGGTTTAATTATTTTAATAAAGTTTCTAGAACTATTAATACCAAACTGTGAACTTTTAGAATTAATTTTTAATAAGGTGTTTAGTTTATCTATACCTCCTTGATAAATTACTCTCTTAACAGAATCATCTGTTCTATCATAATAATAATAATCTATACTATTACCAACTTTAACTTGAATAAAAGGAGCTTTTACAAATTCACCCTCTCTAACTTCAATTCCTCTAGGTTCATCCATAGGAACTAAATTATAAAGTTCAGGTTTGTCTCTAAGTTCTTTTATAAGTTCACCAGGAACACCATCATCATATCTATTAAACTTACTATCAAATAGTAAGAATCCATTTTCTAACAATTCTCTAGTACCAACCTTACTTGCACCTTCATCAATTTTATCTAAGAAGAATTTAAACATCTTCATACCTTGAGTATATGCTTCAATAAACTCAAGACCTTCAGCAGTAATTTTATCTTTTGATACAAATGCTGGATTAATTAATCTTAAGTGTGCCAATGACTTTGGATTAAAATCTTCATAAGCATTGGTATTAGGATTTTTAAATTTATATCTATTAGGATCTAATATGTATCCAACAAAATTATTTTCATGCATTAATTTAATAGCATAGTATTTACCATTATGCTTAATTAAAGATTGCATTGCTATAAAAGGAGTAAGTATTTTATTTTTTTCTTCATCTTTAAGAAAGACAATCCTATTACTTTCTTCTTGTTGTTTAACATAAGGATCTTCAGGATCAAGTTCTTCAAGCTTTACTGTAAAATCAGAAGGGTGTGTAAATGTATTTGCTAAATATTCATCTACTTCTTCTGGAACATAAACTCTAAAGAATCTATTAATAGATGAAATAGCTGCTGTAGTTTTAGGTGCTTTTAAATAACTTATAATTTCATCAAATGCAAATCTAATTCTATCTAATATTTGTTTACCTTCTGGTGTATCACCTAATTCAGAATTAAATAATTCAGTATATATATTGTTTAAATAAGGTTCTATATCATCTATATTCTTAGAGTTTAACTTTTCATTAACAAGTTGCATTGCTCTTAAGAATTGATCTTTTTGAGGACCATTAGGTAAGTTTTGTAATATATTATTAATAGCATCAAGCTCTTCTGATGGTTCATAAGTTTCATCAGGATTAACTCCTAATGTTTTTTTCTTATAAGCTCTTGCAGCAACATCTTGCATTCTAGTATCTACATTACCTGTTAAACCAAACTCCATTGCTGAACGATTTAACTCATCACTAACAAGTTCATCAGCAGCCATCTTTTTAAGATTATCAATTTCACTAGCTAATTTATTTTGACCATTTTCAGTCATGTAATAATTAGCTAATGTAATCTGCTGCTGTCTGTAAGTAGCAAGTTTCATTAAATCATCAAATATTGGTTTAACATCAGGTCTATTATAGAAGTCTTCACCTACATTTTCAATAGCTTCATTTTGAAGCATTATAAAATTATTGTATGCAGTTTTAAACTTTTGTCTATCTCTGTTATAACTTATAGTTTCACCTTTACCAGTAGCTTCATAAGTTTTAATAAAAGCATTAAATTCTTTTTCTAATCTACTTTCTATTGCAGAAATTTCATTAGTAAGTTTATCTATTTCTTTACCTCTATCCATAATTTGTTTAGAGGTTCTATTTTTATTAGCTTTTAATTCATCAGATGTTAACTTTTCAAGTTCATTTATTTTCTTAGTATATTCATTAACTAACTTGCTACTTGTAGTTTTTTGAAATTCAACAAAAGATGCAAACTCTTTAATTGTAGATTTATCATAAAGTAAACCTAATTTCTTTTGAAGAGTTTTAAACATTTGCTCTTCTCTTTCATCAATGTTTTTAGATATACCTAATACATATCCTAAACCATCTTTTAAATCTTCATCATCATCATATATAGAAATTTTATTTGCTAGTTCTCTAGCTTCTCTAATATCATTAGCTCTCTGTTTAAATGTTGAAAGTACTTCAGTTTTTCTTTCAGCTAATTCTTGTTCTGTAAGATTAGTATATCCAAATTGTTCACCAAATTCATCAGCTGACATTTTTTCTACCATCTTAGCAACTTCAGAATTAATTTCATCAAATCTTCCAAGCTTAACCATAGTACTTACATAAGAATACATTGAAGCATACTCTTGATTTTTAGCTTCAAACATGTCTCCTTGTGCAATAGCATCATCTTGTTTTTTATTTGTACCTACAATAGTAGCTGCATGTTTAACAACTTCAGGAGTAGCTCTACCATATTTAGTAGCTTCACTAATTAAATTTTGAATACCTTCTCTTTTACCAGGAGACTGATATCCAAATACTCCACCTTGCCAAACAGGTTGTCCTTTAGCTCTACCAATATTAGGAGCACCAATACCACCAAGAATAGAACCTATAATAATTTCTTTCCAACCTTCTGAATTTTGTAAACCATATTGTTCTTCAAATCCTCTAATAACAGATTCACTAACACTAGCAACATCTTCCATGTTATCAGGATTTAATCTATTACTTACATAATCTAAAGCAGCATTTTGAGTTACACCTTGAAGACCTTCCTCAAAGAAACCTTCTGTAGCCATTGGTGCAAATCTACCTTTAGCATTTCTACCTAATCTTTCAATTTTACTTAATCCATCCCATTTATTTAAATATTCTGCTGCTTTAAGTTCTTCTATAGACTTACCAGTTTTTTTAGCCATTCTAGTTAATTGAGTATCAGTAAGTTCTGAAGGTCTAACTACCCAATCAGCATCTGCAACTTTACCTGCTTTAAAACCAAACTTAGAAGCTAATCCTGGAGCAAATGTTTTAGGTAATGTAACCATATTGCCTAATGATACTAAACCTAAATTAATTCCAAATACCCAATTACCTACTGAATGAATATCATTCATAGCTGCAGCAATTTCTTCAGATGAAGGTTCTTCACCATACTTTTCATAATAATCATTAATATATTCATCTTTAGCTTGATCTACAAAATGCCTAGCTTCTACACCTGCTTCATAACCTGCACCAGTTACCATTTGTCTAGCAAGTTTTAAAGTTCTATCTGCTTTAACATAACCACTAAATTTTTCAGCATATCTATTAACTACAGCCATATCATCAGCAGTACTAGCTGCTTTTAATAATTTACTTGCTCTAGTTAATGCAAGTGGTGTAGCTAAACCTGCTGATAAGTATTCTGTTAATAATGCTGATGCTACAAATGAAGCTCCTCCTAATACATCATTAGCCCAAAAATTCATTGTACCCATAGAACCTAAAGCACTTGCTTCTCTTTCAGCATTAGATACATAGTTAGGTAATGATTTATCCATGGCTTCATTATAAGAATCCATCATTCTTTGGAAACCATTATCATATATATTTCTCCATTCAGTATTATCTGAATTACTAGCTAAGTCAGCTATTTGTCCTACACTGACAATAGCTAAAGTAGGTAACATAGCAAAACCACCTGCAACACCAGTAGCAGTTTTACCTACAAATTTTAAAGCACCATTAGCTAATTGATCTTGCCAAGTTTGTCTCTCAGCTCTAACATTTTCATAATCAACTCCATAAGATGGCATAATACCTCTTGAAAGGTAAGATTCCATTTCATCAGGATCAACATAAACATTTTTATTTACATCTCCTCCAATAGTTATTGTACCTAAACCAGAACTTACTTGAGATTGATAATATCTATTAGCTTGTTCTAAAGCACTTTGATTAGATTGATACTCTTTGTTTATTGCATCCTGATTATATTGTTGCTTTAATCTTTGATAGGTTTCTGAATCTATAGTTCCGTTTTGAAACAGTTTTTCAAGTTCATCCATATATAATAATGATTATTCTGCAAATATACAAATTAATTACTTGGATAAGCTAAAGCACCTCCTGTATAAGGAGCATTATTAAAACCAGACCATTGTGTAAAACGTAATTTATTATCCTTACCTGCTTTAGGTTTAGCTGAAAAACTTCCTAAATCATGGTATGCTATAATTAAATTCTCAGGTTTAATTTTTTCTTGTTCAATAATCTTCAATGCCATATTTTTAATATCATCAATACTTCCTGCAAAATCTATAGCAAAGTTTTTATTTTCAGCTAAAAATACTACAGAGCCTCCTCCAAATTTGCCATATGTTGATTTACCAGTTTTTGTATTTGGAAATATAAAATATGTTTGCTGTCCTGATTTAGTAGGTAATGCTTTAATAGTACTTGCAAATCCTTTAGCAGCAACCTTACCATCCCAATTAATATCTGTATATCTATACTGTCTTAATGGTGCCATATAGTAATCCTCTTTCTTTAATTCAGATACCTTTTTATATTTAACTCTAACTCTACCATTAGAAGGATTTTTTACTCTAACAGGAACAAATTGATCTTTAACAGTAGAACCTGCTGCTATGTTTTCACCTTTTAACTGTTTCTTCATATAGTTAACAGAGTATTCATGTTTATAATCATCTGTTGCATCACTATCTAATATAAAGTGTGCAATACCTTTTACATTAGAGTATTCTGTTTTATTATTACTTTTACCTACATTTTTAATAGGTACATATTCAAAACCAGTATTTCTATCAAACTTATTATAAAAAGTTGCAAAAGAACTTTTTTCACCAGGTACTTCACCTATAAATGATACACCACTAGAAACAACATCAGATTTGTAAGGTACTTCTGTTTTAACAGTTTTAGTTTCTGTAACTTCAGATGCTCCAGATTTAACTGCAGCTCTTTCTGCCCAACTCATAGCATCATCAATATATTGTGTACCTGCATCAACAGCATCACTTACATCATCAATTACTGAGCTTATACCTGAAGTAAAAACATCAAACATAGAAGGTTCTTCTTTTTTAGGTGCAGGTTTTGGTACTGGCTTAGGTGCAGTTTTTGCTTTAGCAGCAGCTTCTCTTGCTAAATCAAGTGTACCTGTTTTTTTAGTACCATAAAGTTTATCAGAAAGTTCAGCAGCTTTTTTCTTTTCAGCTTCAGTTAATACTTTTTTAGGAGCTTCTTTTTTAACTTCTGTTTTAACAGGTGCTTTAGCTGCAGGTTTAGCTGCTGCAGGTTTTTCTACTTTTTTAGTTCCACTACTTGTTGAAGGTGTTGAAATACCTAAATCTTTTAAAACTGCTGGATTTTCTTGAGCTAAATGCATTTTAGTGAATTCATGTTCTGGATCAAATCCATTATCCATTAAAATGTTTTTAATTTCAGATAATGTTGATGTAGCAGATATTACTGCAGAACCTAGAATATTATTAAAATAATTAACAAGGTGATTAATATATTTTGGAGGATCATTACTACCATCACCTTTTGGTGCATATCTATTTATATATTCATCTACAGTAGTACTAGGTTTTACCCAATTAGATTTTCCATTTAACTTTGCCCAAACATCATTATAAGAACTATTATATGCATCTTTAGGATTATCAAATTTTAATAGTTTTCCTTTACCACCTTCTGATCTAATTCCACTTGTATAAGTTTTAGTTCCTGGTGTTCTATATGTTTTACCATCACTTGATTTAAAATCAAAAATTGTTGCAGGGTCTACATTTTTACCATCAGGTGTTTTCCATGTAAAATGTAAATGAGGTCCTGTTGATTTTCCAGTATTTCCTGATAAACCTATTGTTTGACCAGCATATACTTTATCACCAACTTTAACATCAGAACTATTTAAATGAGCATATCCTGATCTAGAACCATCTGTATGTTTAATTGCAACATAATTACCATTAAGTTTATCATAACTAACAGTTTGAACTTCTCCATCTAATGGAGATACAATAGGTGTGTTTTCAGGTACAGCTAAATCTAAACCATTATGATGTGACTCTTTTCCTGTATGAGGATCTTTTCTAGTTCCATAACCACTTGTTATACTATACTGTGCTAATGGTAAATGATACTCTCCATAAGGTCCTGTTCCCCCTGTTACTTGAGTGGAGTTTTGGGGCTTGTTCTCCACTCCCCCGACTTTCCCGAGGATTCATCTCCTACAGTTGTACCTTGAGTTTTAGCTCGTCTAAGATTTTCAAGTCTTTCATCTCTTTTTTGTTTTAGTCTTTTTGCACCTTCTACATCCATCATATCTAATGCATTAAACTCTTCTAGGTATTGTCTATTTATATCTTCTTCCAATCTATCATAAAGACTTTCTCTTTGATTAGCAATTGAAAGAGCTTTTTCAAATATAGTACCCAAGTTTGAATGTTGTTGAGTATTTGTTCCATCAAATATTTCTTCATATGAATATTCTGGATTAGCTGATGAAAGATTTTTGCTTTTCAAATTAAACTTAAATGAAAGATTTCCTATATTAAAAGTACCTTCTCTCATACCTGTTCTCTTAAGAGATTTACTAACTTGATCATACATTCTTAATTCTGCAGCATATTCAGGATATTCATCTGTAAATAATTGATCAATATTTGAATTTGCCAAATCTACTTGATAATGTTTACCTCCAAAACTTATAAGTCCAATAACACCATATTTTGGTGAATATCCTATTGAAGTTTGAACTTGGCTAAGATCAATAGTTCCATCTTTATTTATAGGAATAAACTTTGTAAAGTTTTCATCAAGATCATCTTTATCTAATTTTGTATCATTACTTATATCAACAGCAGGTATACCTGCACTTTGAATTAAACTAATTAATCCACTTTCTAAATTATTAGTTTGTGGACTATCAGGTAATTGTGATATACTTATTTGAGATATTTTCTTAGCTATATTATCAAATGCAGCATATACTTTACCTTCATTAGTACCTTCTAATAATTTAGATTTACCTTCAGATAAGAATTTATTAATTTCTTTAAATGTAAGATTTTGAGGATCTTTGAATGCATTTAAGAAAGTAGATATACCTGGAGTATCAATAACTTTTCCAGATGAAATTAAACTATATAAACTACTTGGAGATAAAGATTGTAATCTTTCTCTTTCTCTTCTAAACTCACTAGACCTAGGGTCCATTCCTTTATTTGAAAGATAGTCAATTATAGCACGATCAGAGAATGTTCTATATCTTTTAAATTCTTCATCAGGTGCATCTAATCCACTAGGAACATTAGTACCTAACATTAAACTTGATTCTGCTTCTCTTATTGCATTCATATCCCAATTTTTAACACCAGCATTTTCTTTTATATCCTTTAATGTTTGTGTTCTATTATTATATGATATTGTAGCATCTTGGAATTGTGATAATGTTTTTGATATATCAGGAGTTATTGCAGGAGCACTTGAACCTGGTTTAAGTTCCCATCTTCCATCTACAACTTGATAATTGTTAAATATCCACTCTCTTGTTTCATTTCTATAATTTTCATAATAAGGATCTCCTTTAGCTAAAGTTCCACCTGATAGTTTTGAAATAGCTTCTTGTGCTGATCTCATATCAGCAAGTGATTCATCAATATCTCTTTGGAAATCATCAACATTTGTAACATAATCATCTTTCTTATAAGATGGGAATCCTGGAGTTGATGCTGAAAAAGTAAACCTTGTAGGATGTCCTGTAACTTTAGAATCTTTTTTATCAGTAGTTCCATCACCACTTGGTTTATTTAAACCTGGTACATTTGGTGTTCCAGATATTTGTGTTTCTATACTTCTGTTTTCATAAGCTAATGCTTTAGACAATGGATCACTTACTTCAGAAATCCACTTCTCTTTAGTATAAGTTTCTGGTTTAGATCCAGTAGACCTATAAAAATAACCTTGATTTTTAGGATCTAATCTCCAACTATCATGTCTAGCATCTAGATATTCTCTAAGCTTTTCATACTTTCTTTGTTTATATCCTTCTTGAGTAGTTATAGTTCTACCATCTTTAGTTTGTCTAAATACAGCAGGGTTATCTCTTTCTATTTCTTTAACATACTTATCAGCTTCAGCACCTAATTCTGTTAAAGGATCAACAAATTCCATTGGTGAATAGTAAATTGGTGAAGTTTTTTGACCTACTCCAAGTTGATCTCTTAATTTACCTGGGGCAACAAATAATCCTGGAAGATCTTTATCTGTATACAATCCTTGTTGAACAGCTTGTCTATATGTTTCAGTTAGCTGAGCATCTTTTAACATGTTTTTAACTTCAGGATCTCCTGCAAGATCTGTTGTAAACTTAGCAAGATCTGGTGCAGCCATTGCAACATTACCTGTAGCAAATAAATTATCTCTAATACTTTCAAGTCTAGGTAAATAACTTTCCATAACTCTCTTATATGCATCTTCTGTTAACATGCCATAATCAAGTTTCATAAAGTTTTCAGTTGCTTTGTCAACAGCTGCAGCTTGTGCATCAAACTCTTTTTGTTTAGTTTCAAGCTGTTTATAAATAAAGTCTAAAGGTAAATCTACTCTAGTACTTTTATAAGGTTGTGGGGTGTATTCAAATAAATTCATTTTAATCTTATTTTAAACTGTAATTGGATTTCCATTTATGTCATATACTTTACCATCAGGGTTAATATATACATCTTGACCATTAATATTTGTTTTATAACTTCTTGTATTCAATCTATTTTGAGCTATCCATTCTTGCAAGTATTGTGCTCTTTCATCTTGAGCTGCACCTTGTAGATTTTGTGTACCTTCTTGTGCTGCTCTTAATGCTTGTTTTTGTGCATTTTGGAACATCTCTTCATTAGTTATTTTAAATTGATTACGATATTGTTGATTAGCTAAATTACTGTTGTACAAATTCATAGCATTAGTATTTTCTTCTGTCTCATAAAGTTTATTAATGTTAGCTGCTATATTTTTATTACCTGTTAAAACCAAATCTCTTGCAGCAGCATTTAATTGTCCACTACTACTAGCACCACCTCTAACAGTTCTTAATGCAGTATCTAATCCTCTTCTACCTTCTTCTGCAGTAGTTATTCTAGATCTTTCTAAATTAATTTTAGAAGGTGATATATCTTCAGGAGTTAAAGATCTTTTCTTATTTTGTAATCCAGTAATAACTCCTGCAGCACTTGCAAATAATGGTGAATATCTAGCTGCTTTAGAATAAAAAGGTTCTTTATACCAAGGTGTTGTTGAATTAGGTGATGCAGAATTTTTACTATTATTTGAATTTATAAATCCAGTATATTCACCAGAATCATCATATTGTAAATTATTCAAACCTTTAGGATAATTGTTTACTAAATATCTTTCATAAGGACTTAAATAAGTAGCATCTTCTGATAAAGGAGGTAAAGGGCTAATAGGTGTTGTTATTTTTTCTGGAAATATACTATTAATAGGCATAGTTTCTAGTGGTACAATTTTCCTTAATTGCAGCGCAGCTTCTTCTTCAGTCATAGGTCCATATGTTGGAGGAGTATATGGTCCAGGTATTTGTTCTACTGGTCTTAAAGATTCTGGTAAAAATGGACTAGGTTGATTAGTAGGATTTATATTAGGTTGTTGAACCTGAGTCATACTATTCATACTTTTATTACCAACTCTAAATCCTCTTTGTTTTAAATAATTTCTAGCTGTATTTAAAAAATTATTTATTGGATTAGGTGTAGTAGTATTTATATTTTTTTGTCTATCTAAAATACTAGTTGCATTACCTTGAGCATCTATTACATTAGGTGTATCTAAATTAGTTAAATAATTATTTATAGCATCATACTCATACATTGTTCCAGGATCTTCCCAAGTTTCTCCAGTAGATTCAATAGTTCTTGTACCAGGATTTGCAGTCATATCAAACATTCCTGGTAAATCATATGGAGGACCACCATTAGCATACATTTTACCACCCATAGCCATTTGTGTTTGTTGTGACTGCTGTTGTGATTCTAAGTCTTGCATTGCAGCTTGAACAAGTTGCTGTGCTTGATCTTGTGGTAATCCTGATTTCATAAGTTGTTTTAAAAGTTCTTGAGGATTAGCACCTTGCATTAACATCTCTTGAACTTGTTGCACCATTTGCATCATTTGGTCTTGCTGACTAGATTGTTGCATCATACCACCATTAGCCATCATCATACCACCTCTATTTTGTGCAGCTACTTGAAATGGTTGTGCAACATTAGATACCATTGGACCACCATGTGCATGTTTCCAACCAGCAGCATTTCTAGCAAAGTTAGCTTTCTTAACCATTGCTGAAGAATAGTTTTCTTTATTAGCTAATACTTGTCTTGCAAACTCTTGTACAGACTTACCTCTCTTTTTAGCTGCAGCAGTAAATGTACCTCTTTTAGATTTCTTAATATGAATACTACCACCTTTAGCATAGGAATTAGGCATATTAAACCCTTTATCTTTAGGAAGATATCCACCATAAGCATAATAATTATCTGCTTCAACATATCTTTGGATATCATTACTTAAAATCTTTTCAAGATCTTTATTTAACTTACCACCAGCTGCAGCAATTTGTAAAGCACCTTCAACCATCATTTCATTGTTCATATCTCTTTGTGCTTTTAATTGTTTTTGAATTTCTGTAGCAGCCATAGCTAGTTGATTAGCGTTATCTTTTCTAGGATTTGAAATATAATCATTTTCTGGATCTCTAAAGTTACTACCTCTTTTTTCTTCTTTTTTTCTCCAATCTGCTACAGTAATAGGTAATTCAATGTAATTACCATCTTTATCTCTTTCAAAATCTGTATAACTAGCATTTGGTTGTAACATATATACAGGTTCACCATTTCCTTGATCAGGAAGAATAAATGAAGGATTACCCTGTTTATCACGAATAACACCTTCACCTGCTTCAACTAAAGCTGCACCACCATTAGCATATGCACCTTTTCCTTTAGTAAGATGAACTCCCTCGTAAACATTTTCTCGATGTAATCCTGCTTTATCTGAAATAAAGTCTACATTAGATTGGTTCATTGAACCACCTTGTCTGTATTTGGTTTTGTAAGTTTTATATCTATTTCTCATAGAATCTATTTGCGAATTTACTAAATATTCTTTATTGTTTAAAGGACCACCAGTAGCTGCAAATGATAATCCTTGATTTAACATTTGATCAGGATACATTACTGGACTTTGAAAATTATTTATACTTGAATCTACTGATGGTGTTGTACTTGGCATACCTTGTGAAGGATTTACAAATTGAGAACCCATTCCTACTAATTGTCCAGCAGCATTTAATTTTTTAGAACCAAATTCAGAACCTAAAGTTCCTAATACTTGACCTGCACCACCAATAATTTGTTGAGGATTACCACTTATTATACCAGAAGTTAAATTACCTGCACTAGATGCTATTTGACCTGTTTTATTTGCCCACTTATCAGCACCTCTTTGATATTCTTGACTATGTCCTAAATTTTTAGTAACTCCTTGTATAGCACCTTTACCCATTCCATATGCAGGACCTAAAAATATTGAACCTGCAATATCAGTTCCTAAACCTGCAAATCCTTCCATTACAGCAGCTGTATTTGCAAACCCTTTATTTTCATATTCAGGATTATAAAAGTTATTACCACTTATATGTTCAAATGGACTAACTATGTTGTTTATAAATAATTTACCAATATCTTTTAGTACACCACCTTCTGCATAATTTAAATCTGACATTGCACCAGATAAATATTGAGTTCTATTATTTAAAAAGTTATTCATTATTGGATCTGGTTTAATAAAAGCATGATTGTTATTAGGACCTGCTATCTTTAATTGACTTCCTAAATCACTATCATTAAAATAATTTATAACAGGAGTAGAATTAGGATCAGTAGTTTGTCTACTATATTGATTAGTGATATTACCATTTGAATTTATATTAGTAGAAGCATTTAGAAAATTATTATAATAATTTTTAACTCTACCATTTATACTAGATTGTGATGAATTTTGTTGAGTAGTAGAATAGATTTTATCATTTCCTTCTAAATCAATTGGTCCACCTGCATAGTACATATATGGATTTATATAACCTCCTTGTGATTGTTGTTCAGGTTGAGAGTCTTGCATTACTCCTGCTCCTACTACTCCTGTTCCTATTATAGCTGGTGGAGCCATCCAAAATTTATTAAAAAGTTCTGCAAGTTTTTTAGGATCTCTATCTATTACATTTAAAAATTTAGAATCTACAGTACTATAACCACTTTCTATCCAATCTATAACACTTTTAGCTTTTTTTTCATCCATTATATAATCAGGAGTTATATCTAATTGATATCTTAATTCCATTATTCTAGCATGTTGTTCTGTAGGATCAGCTAAATAAGCTTGATAAGCTCTTTCTTTTCCCATTTTTTTAACAGGATCAATTCCCATATTATTATAATATTCCCATTCTAAAAAATCTTTTTTGATATCAGGATTCATGTTTTTAAGAGCAATGTTTCTCATTCCTGATTTTTTAAAAGCTTCTTCAGAAACCCAATCATGTCCACCTTCATGAATAGTAACATTCATTCTTTTAGATTGTGGCATTCTAGTTCTTCTTGAAATAAAACTACCATATCTATCATAAGGTTCTTGTATTCCTTTTTCTATATTTTGTCTATGTATTGGATGATATTTATGTTGATAACTTACACCTAAATTATTTTGATGAATTGATTTTCTAGATTTTATAATTAAATATTGTTGTAGATTATCATCTAATTGTTTTAATAAAGAGTATTCTTTACTATTAGGTTTAAAATTTTTAGATTGTTCTTTAATTAAATTAAGTACTTCTAATTCTTCATTTAAAAAAGGATCCTTATAAAATTGTGTAACATAATCTATTTTATTATCTATATCAGTATCAATTTTTTTTTGTGTTGCAGGATGTTCAATCCAATTTTTTAACCATTCATTGGCTTTTTTAATAGTTTCTTTGTTAGCTTTTCCTTGTAACAATTCACCTTTTATTTCATTAAAAAAACTTTTGCTACCTTTAAATGCATTTGATAATTCACTTTTAATTTCATTAATTTCATTTAATATTGTTGAATATTTTAAATTATCTTCATTTTTTATTAAACTAGATGTTTGTTTAGATTTAATTGGTTTAATAATTAAGTTGTTTAATCCATCTTCTTTACTTCTACCTATTACTTTAAATCCTTCAGGAATATTTCCCATTAATTCATTTTCTTTAGCAGCATTAAAATTAAAATGTGGTCTCATACCTGTTGTAGGATTTTCATGAATAAATCCTATTCTCAAATCATCATATGGCATAGCAGAAAAATGACTACCTAAATCTTTAGTATATCTACTAGGAATAATTAATCTTGTTTTTCCTTTTAAATATTCTGAACCACTAACATCTGGAACACCTGCGCTCCATGTTCTAATATTTTCTGTAGTAGGTGTAGTAAATACTTCTCCTGTTTTTAAATTTTCAATAATTTGATTTTCTGCATTACCTCTATTATAGTAACCAATTATTCTACTAATAGGAATGTTTTCTTTACTAAAATCTGTAGCTCCTGATTTTACTAATGCTTCCATTTCTTTCCACTCTTCTGGTGAAAGGCGCATACCTTTACCAAATTTACTTAATAATTCTGCTTCTCTATCTGTAACATTTCTAGCAATATAAGGTCTACTTAATCCTGAATATATTGAACCAGTTGAGGGTTTTTCTACCTTCCAAGCTGGAAAACCTAAATCTGTTAAACGTGAATTACCTGTAGCTATTTTATTAAAAGATTTTGCTGTAAACTTACCTACTTTACCTAAATCATCATATAATGAACTACCAATACCTGTACCTGCAAAATTTAAAGGGTCCATAATAATATCACCTTCTACATTATATTTCCATACATCTTCTTCATCACCTAGTGGCATATCTGTAGCATCTACCCAAGGATTAGATGGTTTACCTCTAAGAGCAGACGCAAAAGTACCTGTTGCTGCACCTTTTCCAAGATTTAGAAAATAAGTTGCTGGACTAAATATATCTCCTATATTACTAAGAAAATTTGTATCAGCATAATCTTCAGCACTTAAATCAGGATCTGGGTTAGTAAGTGCTGATCTTGTTCCCATTAATAAACCTAAACCTTTTCTAAATCTAGAACCCATATCAGGATCAAGATTTCCAGCATAATTAGATCTTGCAATTACTTCTCTTTCATAAGGATTAAATGATTTCAAGTATTCTTGTCTGTTTGCAAAATCATTTCTTGAAGCATGATTATCTAATATATATTTAGCAGCAGCATCATCTGCTGCTATACTTGCTCTTCTTTCTATATTTGTAGGATCATATTCTTGACCAGGATACCAACTTTCTTGAAATGTTTTTTGAGCTCCTAATCTTTTATTATATTCATCTTGCCATATTCTTGCCCAACCTGTAGCTTCATCTATAACTTCAAGTTCTTTTAAAGTAGGTGCTAATGGAGTACCATCATCACCAACTTTAACATCACCCCCACCATCATACATGTATCCACCTGTAGCTTTTGGTTTATCATACAAGTTTCCTCCTGGATCTGGAGCATCTAAATCTTTAAGAAGATATTGATCACTTAACTTTTTAAATTCTGATTCAGGTACTATTTGCTGTTGTTGACCAGAAATCCATACTCTATACATAGGATCTTCATAAGGAGATTTTCTGTATTTTTCATATGTACCTTCAAAAAAATTATCTAAATTTGGTTTTCCAAAATCAACATTAGGAGGAGTTGGAATAATAGTTGGTTCTGTACTTTCACCTTTATAAGGTTTTGAAGGTATAAGTTCTATTTCTGGTTTTCTAAATACTGGTATAACTTCTGGTTCTTTAAATATATGTATACCATCTAAATCAGGTCTTTTACTATTAGTTATATTTATATTATATTTTGATATAGGTTTTGGTCTATTTAATCTTGAAATAGCATCAGCTGGATATGGATTATCAGAGTTTACTCTTCGATATTCAGTTCTAGATAATCCTGTATTAGTTCCTCTAGCTCTATTATATGCATCTATAAGTATTTGTGAATGATTAGCTACAGCTAAACTATCATTATAATTTTGCTGAGCTATTCTAAATTCTCTAGGATCTGTATATACTCTAGTCTTTTTCTTTTTATCATCATCACCATCTACATAACCACCTTGAGCATAAGAAAAATCATTATTTAAATATTTTAATAAATCATTCCATTGATATTTATATAATTCTAATAAATCTTGTACATCATCAGGTATAGATTTAGATTTTCCATGTCCTCCTTCTGAGTTAAAAATATTATACAACTCAGTAAGATCTTTATTTTTTATTTTTCCAGAACTAATATCTTTTTTAAGATTTTTATTCATAAAGTAAAGAGTAGACATTTTTCTAGCTTCCGTTTCAGTAGGTCTATTAACATATTCAAATCTCTTTTGAGATAATCTAGTACCAAATTTATTAAGTACGTCTATATCTACTTTAGGAATTCTGTTACTTTGATTATAATATTCTAATCTACTTTTTGAATCTCCTTTATGTGAAAGTTCATGAATAAATGTTGTATAATCATTAGCAGGATTATTACCACCTTTATTACTAACATGAATCCATTTTCTATCTTCATCTGAAAAATGAGATGCTAAAATACCTTCATCAACATTTGGTTGTGTTGTAATTGAAAAATAATAGTTAGGATCATTTAAAGCATCTATATATTTTTGTCTTTGTGCATTTTCAAAGTTTAATTTTTCTTCTTGAGATAGTTCATTATAATTGTTATATTTAAATTGATTTCCAAATTGTTTTTCAGAAAAATCCATTAATGCAGATATTGAAGTATCTACTGGAAAAAAATTTTCATTTTTGTAATAATTTTCTAACCAATTTTTAGAATCCCAATAATTATTACTAATTTCTTCAGGAACTAAGTCAGTAGTATATCTATTTCTATTCCATACAAATTCTTTTTCACCAGCTTCTCTAGCATTTCTAAAAGCAGAATTAAAAGAACTATAATTAGAATAATCATTTAATCCCCATTTTTTAGGATTAAAACTTTCCCAAAAATTAATTTCATCTGGATTAAGACTTTCTTTGTCTTTCATCCATTGTGGAGCTTGTTCTTCTACAACTTGTGTATTTAATGTAGGTGCTAATAATGTATCATTTTCTCCTTTTAATAATTTATTTTTATCATCATCACCTACAGGTCCACCATTAGCTTTTTTACTCGCATCATTAGATAAATTAACAGTATTAACTATATTATTGATTTTTTTATATTGTTTAGCCAATTTACTTGTTTCATCTAAATATTTATTACCTTTAAGACCACGCCTATATACTCTAAATGTTGGTATATATCCTAATGCATCAATACCTGCCTGTTTATAATCATTTTTATCTAAAGAATCAAATACATCCATAGTTGTAAAAGGTAAAGATGCAATATAAGCTGCACCTGAAACATATGGATTAGGAACCATTTGTCCTAAATCTAATGCTATTTGAATTGCTTGAGTGTCATATGAACTAGGTGTAGATTCTTTACCTGATGTTGAAATTGCTGGACTAAGTGGTGTAGAACTAGCATCTCTTTCTGTTATATATCTAGGTTGTGTATATTGTGAATTTTGATTTTTATACTTGTAATTATCTAAAAGAAATCTAGTATATGGTGAAATTTCAGAATTTCCAGTATTGGATTTTACATTATTTGGTTTATTAACTGGTTTTTTATTTTTAGTTTTATTACTTGCTTTTGTAGTTTCAGTTTTAGATGGAGTATTGTAAAAAGATGGATCTGGTTCATAACCTATCATGGGAATACTTAATGGTTTATATGGAGTATAATCTTCTCTCTCTGGTAATTCATAACCTTCCATTGGAATGCTTAATGGTCTATATGGAGCACCATCTTCATTATTATTTATAGGAGTTGTTTGATCTAAATTTTGATCTTTGCTTCTATTCATAATTACTTTAGAAATTAAGTAATCTGCAGGATCAATGATTTTATCATCTTCATCATTACCTGTTGGACCTCCATTATAATATTGCTTAGCTTTAATCTTTCTTTCTTGATCAAGCATTTCTTTAGTAGGTTCTTTAGGTTTATTACCTGTCCTTCTGTTTTGTTCAGCTTTCTTCCTAATGTTTTTCCAGAGTGAGTTTTTTTCTGCCATAATTATCTAGGTAGTATTTTACTTCTTAATGAGTATTCAGTCATTACATCATGTAGTCTGAATATTTTATCTCCACCATTAATAGTATGTTTAAATAGTACATCAATATATTTATCAGACATTCTTGGTTTTATATTTAAGTTAAGATTAGTTTCATCTCTTGGGATTTGTAATCTCCAAGATCTAATCTTCTCAGTAAAGTTAGCAATTCTTTCATTAACTATTTGATAGTCATTAGATATACCATAACTAGTAATAGTTTCATTTAATTGTTGATTTGTTGCTACATTAATAACTTCAGTATTAATAATAAAGTTATCAAATGTCTTTACAAAGTCTGAGTTTTCATTAACTCTAAATTTAATATATGATGGGAATGTAGTTCCGTAAAAAGTATTTCTTAATCCTAGATTATGTGTATATACTTCAGATGTTTGTGAAGGATTAATTGACAAAAATCTTTTTCTCATATTAAGATATAATGATGGATAGAAGTCACAGAAAGATTCAAAAGACTCTAATAATTCATTATATGCAATAGTATAAGAAGTTTCAAATGGTCCATCTGGAACAAAGAATGTAAAATAAACTGTATTGTATTCTGAGTTGTATCCTGATACAATACCACATCTTTGTGGTGTACCTTGCTTAGTAGGTGGTAATAGAATTTTATCTTTAGTTTTTAATTCAGTATTAACAAATGCAGTTCTAAAGAATCCACTTAAACCATTAACATCAGTAAGTGGTGATACACCTGTTGATGAAGTACCATCTTTACCTTTAGTAGTTGAATATCTAAATAACTTATTAATAAAAGCATCATAGTGATATATAGCAGAACCTGTAGCTTTTACAGCAAATGAATGTTTAGCTCCTGTTTCAGTAGATACATAGTCAAATCTTTGAAGTAAAGTACCTGTACCTAATTGAGTTTGTGAAGTAGCTCCTTCATCAGCAAGTACTCTTTCATCAACAGATGCAACACCAAACCCATCATTCTGATAATAAAACAATTTATCTTTAAACTGAACTAGTCTATTAATCTCACCATAGTTACCATTAACAGTAAGTGAGTTATTAATTAAGAATGATCTCCAACTATCTATTCTTTCATTATCTAATTTAGGTTCTGTACCATATATAGTATGTGGTTCACGAACTACATTAGTTTGATTTAATGCTTTAGATATAAATAGATTAGTTGTATTTTGTTGAGATAGTGCATCATTATAAATATAACTACTTGGAAATATTGAATAACTACCTTCAACACTATCTAATCTATTAGATGCATGTTGATTACTTATATTTAATTCTGTATTAAATGATGATTCACAAGGAAAGAATACTGCTAATCCAAATGGTTCAAATCCAGTAGGAGCACTTATATCCCATCCACTACCTTCTTTATAATTTATATTACTTCTTTGCCAATCAAAATAATTAACATAAGTATCTCCACCAAATACACCATTAGTTACTAATCCATTAGAATATAAAGCTTCTGAATTATTTTTATCCCAAGGTTGAAAGTGATTAGTTAATATATATTCATTAGCATATCTATCAGACCTTAACCATCCACCATATTGACTTGTTAAATATCTTTCATATGATGTTAAATATATTGGTAACAAAACATTAGGATTAGAATTATAAGTAACATCAGGTCCTGGTTCAATGTATGATATTAATTCACAAACATTACCCCATTCCATATATTTATTATCTTCAGCATCAGCTATATTAGAAGAAGCCATGTTTATAAATGGAAAATCTAAACCTGTAATAGTATTAGCTGGTACATAATTTTGACTTGTAGAATAATTAACATATGTTCTACTTATTATATTAAACTTATCTCTACCTTGATTAAAATTAAAAGTTGAATCAAAAGAACTTGTATTAATAGAATCAGGTACTAAACTTGAACTAAATGCATCATTATAAGTATAATTAAAATCTGCAGATGCTAAATAATATAATTCAGTATTAGCAGGCCAATTAGGTAATAAAAATATTTTTTGAGAATACTGATTTAAAAAACCAAAATCATTAGTTCTACCTATCATTCTCATGTAATCACCTGATATAAAAAAACCAGCTTTTCTAGTTAAAAAGTTAGGAGAATAAAAAACTTGTAATCTATTTCTAGTTTCAGGTTCAAATAACCATTCATTATCTAATTGAGTTGATAAATTTCTTTCAAATGGTGTTAGTGTATAAGAACCTTGAAATAAATTATCATTTACATATAATAGAGAATGTACATAACCTGTGCCTAATCTTGTACTATTATTAATATCTCTTCTAACTCTAACATAAGACCATCCAGATATTTGATTTTTAATAGCTTGAAACTGATCATTTTGAATATTAAGAGTAAACTTAATACCTATTTGTTTAGTATATAGTTCACCTATTGTATTTGACAATAACTGTCCTGTAAATACAAAATCTCTTGATGTTTCTGTATTTCCACTAAAATTACTTGTTCTAACTACATATAACTTCCAACCTAAAAAAACAGAACTTAAACTAGATAAAACAAATTTAACATTGTCACCATAGTTTTCACAAACTATATTTGTACTTACTGAACTAATTCCATCTGTAAAATTTAAATTAGCATTATTAAAATTAATTCTAAAATCTTGAATTTTATCATTTGAATCTGGATTCCAAACATAAAAACCATTTGGTCCTGAAAGTTGAAACTGTTGTGAATTGTCAGGTGACTGCATATAAAATCTAAATGATGAAGTACCTGCAAGTAAACTTAAAGTATTATTTCCTGTTGTAGGTAAATCTCTTCCATCTTGTTGTTGAGTATATGCAGGAGCTACTAAATCACCATTTGCAGCACCAACTTTATTTTCACTTAATCCAAAGTATCCATCAGAATCATATGCAAATGGAAACTTAATATCACCTATCCAATTAACATAAGATGGATAACCATATATATCATAGAATACAATACCAAATCTATATACTTCACCTCTAGAATATCCTGTAAATAAAGATTCTACATAAGGATTTTTCATAGAATCTAATGATGTATTATCAGATAAATAATATGTATATGTGTCTGTAAAAGGTACTGTAAAATCACTAACACCATCCATAGCAGGTCTAATGTAAGGTGTTACATCTGGTAATCCCGCAAGTTTAGCTAGTTTAATATCAGTAATAAATTCATAACTAATATTTAAACCTTCACCACCTAATGTTATACCATCAGATTTATATTTATATTGAGAGTTAGCTTCCCAACTACCAGCAGATAGTGGGTTTACAGATGCATCAGGATTCTCATCATTAAATGGATTTATAACATCAAACTTATCAGGTATTAATGAATAGTTAAGTGATTGTGGTGAGTTACCTTCAATAGATATTGTGTTATTTGCGGCATCTATTAATACTGATGGATTATTAATAGTATCATTTGAATTATATAATTTAGCTATTCTTGAAGAATTAAATCTATAAGCTCTTGCATCAAATACAGGATCAAAATATTTAGTAATTGCATTAGCTGCAAATAATCTATTTCTTACAACATCAAGAGTTTTAAATATTTCTGGTGGTCTATTAAGATTAGCAATCTCTGTAGAATCTATAGAAATATCATTCTCATTACCATTGTGAACTATACTTATAAATCCATCTTCTGGAATAAATCTTTCATCAAAAAAGAATGCTTCTGGAAAATCTGTAATCTGATATACTATATAACCTATTCTAATAATATCATAGTTAGTATCTAAATTAGTTAATTGAATTTTAACTGACTTCTGTGAATTAACTCCTGGTCTATTTCCAGTAGTTATATATTTAGATAAGTCACCAGGATATAGTCCTATTAAACTACTTACAGGTGAGTATGTAGATTTAGCACCTTGTGTAGAATATAGTTGATAGAAGTATTGATATTTACCTGTAGGTAATGTACCACCTTGTATAATTTGTTCTATAATTGGTTTTTGTGGTAAGTGTAATGGTATATAAGAAAATAATTCTTCAGGTGTTCCCCATATTTGAGGATCATTTATATTACAAGTTCTTAAATTATTATACCAATCTGTCCATACTACTCTTGTAACTTCAGTACTTTCATATCTACATTTTAAATGTTCACTAATAGCATAGTTTCTAGATAGACTTAAATTACCTGCATACTTTAATGTAGTATCAGGATTTAAATAAACTCCATCTAGTTGTGAAGATATTATTTCACTAGTAGCATTATTATAAGTTATATCCCATAAAAATCCTTCACTATCAACAGGATCTTCACTTATAGAACCAAAGTCACAACTTATTAAAACAACATTATCATTATATACACCCCATCCTAATATAGTATGATAATTTACTTTACTAGTTCTTTGAGTTATTTCAATATTGTTTTCAGTAACTATTAAACTTGAAAGATTAACTTCTGATTCAGGTTTAAAGTCATATAGTATTACAGAACCTGAATTGTAATAAAATCTTATATATTGTTTACCTGTAAATATTAATGTAGGATCTTCTAATAAAGCATTTAACTCATTTGCTATAAACTCATATGATTTACTTTCAATATTAACTATTTGAAAAGTAGCTGTTTCTAAAACAGATAAACCTGATTGAGGATAGTAAACTGATCTTTGTAAATTAATTGTTGCTATACCAGAAGAGTTAGGTATAATTTTTATTGAGTAAGTAGATTCAATTGGAGGTAGCTTAAAGTCAAACCTATTACCTCTAATGTTTTCTATAGCAAATGTTGATGAACCTTCATCAGTAATTACCCTGATGTTTTTAGCATCAAGGTAACTATCTGGTTGAGATTTAAGTTTTGATAAATCTGAATTTAATCCTTTATTCCAAGTGTTCTTACCTACTGGCATATGTCTTCAAATTAAAAATATCTATATGGGTGATTAAACATTTTTTCAGGTAACTGCATGTTTCTAAACATGTTGTTATGATTGTTGTATTGAGGAATAAGTTTAAGCCACTGATTTTTGAATGATTCCATTTCATCAATAGAAGGTGTTTTAGTTTTATTAACTGCTTGAGCAACTTTCCAATCTCTTTCTCTCTCAATCATTTGGAATACTTTATCAGTAATATTACCTTGTATAAATTGTTTAAATGCAATCTTGTAAGCAA